GTCATACGAGGAGATGTATCTGCGGCTAACCGCACACAGATATTTGACAGGTTCCAATCAACACCTGATCCGAAAGTCCTAGTCATTCAACCTCAGTCTGCCGCGCATGGTGTGACCTTGACTGCGGCGAATACAATAGTATGGTGGGGGCCTACTTCTTCTTTGGAGACTTATCTACAAGCAAACGCCCGTATCCACCGTGCAGGGCAAGACCATAAGTGTACTGTAATTCAATTAGCGGGGTCAGCCGCGGAAAAACGTATTTACCGCATGCTAGACGAACGTATAAACATACACACTGCGATGATAGATTTATATAAAGAAATACTTGACTAACTACCATACAATCGTATATGACAGTAAAACAAGTATAAAACGGAGAACAACATGGCTGTGTCAGTAGACAAGTTAGTTAATGCGTACACTAAGATACGCGACAAACGCTCGGAGTTAACTTCCAAATATAAAGAGGAAGAGGGCAAGCTCCGAGAACAGCAGGACAGGGTAAAACTTGCCCTGCTGGAATATTGCAAGGAACACGAGGTCGATAGTGTGCGCACTGCTTCGGGTTTGTTCTATCGCACTGTGAAGCAACGCTATTGGACAAGCGACTGGGAATCCATGCACAAGTTTATTATGGATAACGAAGTCCCTGAGTTTTTTGAAAAGCGTTTAAATCAAACCCATGTACGTCAGTTCATTGAGGAAAACCCTGACCTAGTACCGGCAGGTCTTAATGTGGATTCTGAGTACGCAATATCTGTGAGGAAAAAATGAGTGATATTGAATCGCCATATGTGAATATAAATACTGTAGTGGATTACTTCCAAGTGTCCCTATCTACAATTCGCAAGTGGGTATATACAGGTGAAATCCCTGCGAGTAGCTACATAAAGGTGGGTGATATCTACCGGTTTCGGCTCGATGAAGTGGAAGCGGCATTAGCTTCTAAAACCAACAAGGCTCAAAAAGAAGCCTCAAAAACAAATTCAGAAGGAGAATAGTACATGTCAGAAGTATCATTGTTTGGAGAAGGCAACTCCCTAGTAAGTAGTGACCTGTTTAAACAACTGCAGGAAGCCGACGATAATCTAGCCGGTGGCGGTGGTGGCGGCGGATCAAACCGTATCAGCCTACGTGGTGGTCGTTTCCGTCAAATGGTTAGCGGTGAGCAAGTCAATGTTAAGAGCGATGGTCTCTTGAACGTAGTCATTATCAACGCGGCAAAGTTATCGCGTACATACTATGCAGGGGCATATGATCCTGAGAACCCAACTCCACCTGCTTGTTGGTCTCCTGATACACAAACTCCGTCTAAAGATGTACCGGCGGATACCCGCCAAGCGTCTCGTTGTATGGATTGCCCGCAGAACATTAAGGGTTCTGGGCAAGGCGAGAGCCGTGCATGTCGTTACAATCAGCGCGTTGCTGTGCTGCTCGAAGGTGAGTACGACACTGTGTATCAATTACAACTACCTGCTACGTCTATATTTGGCGAAGCTAAAGATGGTAAGATGGGTATGCAAGCATATGCTAAATACCTTAAAGCCCACAAGACACCGTCAATCGCTGTGCTTACGCAGATGTATTTTGACGAAAACAGTGACACACCTAAACTGTTCTTCAAGCCAGTCCGTCCATTGACTGAGGAAGAACTAAACCAAGCTGTGTCCATGAAAGATAGCGATGACGCTATCAAAGCAATTACGTTGACTGTTTCTCAAACCGATAAGGTAGAGACGAAACGTAATGGATCAGTGGCAAAGCAAGAGCCTGTACTCGACGATGCACCTGAACCTAAGAAGGTCGCCAAGAAGAAAGAGGTTACTGCTCCCTCTCCTGACGAGGCCGATCTTGCTTCTATCGTAGACAACTGGGACGACTGAGGGGTCAGTCACCTAGTTTAACGATAGGCAGTCGTGGCGGGTTTACTACCCTTTCGAGAGCCCGCCACGACATATTTTTGGAGCAGTAACAATGAACAACTTAGACTTTTTAAAAGGATTACTCAGCGACTCAGGACACTATTGCGTATTTGCCGCTAAAGGTGACGTACGTATACAAAAGTTTTACGATACTATTGAAGACGCAGAGAGAGCTACACGTAAGTTTATAGCAGACGGGCTAAACACGTACTTTGCTTTAAGCACATTTAAAGAACCAACCAAGGATGCGGGCCGTAAAGGTGCGAACGCACACGAGTTGAAGTCTTTCTTCCTCGACTTGGATTGTGGACCAACATACGAATACCCTACTAAAGAAGCCGCAGTAGCCGCAGTGCGCGATTTCTGCAAGAAACTATCACTCCCTAAACCTTTGATGGTTAACAGTGGGCGGGGTGTGCATGTGTATTGGCCTCTTACCGAAGCACTTTCGGCGGAGCAGTGGGCTGTGGAAGCTGACAGATTAAAGCGGTGCTGTTCCGAGAACGGATTACTCGCTGACCCTGCTGTTACTGCTGACGTGGTACGTATCCTACGTATGCCAAACTCAAAGAACTATAAGGAAGACCCGCCTTTACCAGTAGACTTTCTTGGTGTGTCCATGCCAGAACCTGTTACGCTTGAAGATTTTACATCCAAGCTAGGCGTCTTAGCGAAGCCAGTTATCAAGATTGACTTGGGTACTGACGCTCTTTACGAAGCCTACGCCGAGAACAGTGAGAATGTTTTTAAGACAATCATAAAGAAAACTGTGCAAGGTCGAGGGTGTGAACAGTTAAAGTATATTGCCATGAACCAAGCAGAAGTGAGCGAACCTCTGTGGAGAGCAGGGCTATCTATTGCTAAGTTCTGTAGCGACGGAGCTACAGCCGCAGTAAAAATATCAGAGAAACACCCCGGATACAACGAAGCAGATATGCGCAAGAAGATGGACGAGATAAAAGGCCCATACACCTGTGCACGTTTCAACGACCTTAACGAAGGTACATGCGAGAACTGTCCTTTATGGAACGAGATTAAATCGCCGATTGTACTGGGTAAACGTATTCGGGAGTCCGAAGGTGAAGTGGTGGTGTCTGCACCGATATTAAAGGCAGGGGTAAAGAAGTCCGAAGACTTTGAGATACCAGAATATCCTAAGCCTTACTTCCGTGGAGCGGCGGGTGGCGTATTCTTACGCAGTAGTAACTCTGACGGGGACATCGAAGAAGAGGTTATATACCATCACGACATTTATATTACTCGGCGTCTACATGACATCGAGCTAGGTGAGACGTTAGTGTTTCGCTTACATCTACCGCGAGACGGTGTGCGCCAGTTTAACGTGCCTCTTACGAGTATAACTTCCCGTGAGGAGTTCCGTAAGTGCATGGCAAAAGAAGGCGTAACTGCATTTGGAAAGGGTACAGACAAACTTATGGCATACACAACAAAATGGGTTGACGAGTTACAGCGTACAACTGTAGCCGACGAGGCGCACCGACAATTTGGTTGGGCAGACGACAACATGGAAGCGTTCGTATTAGGTGACAAGCTAGTTACTGCGACAAGTACTGACTTTAACCCATCTTCTTCTAGTACAGCAGGGCTAATGGATTCGTTTGAGGCTAAAGGTACTCGAGAAAAGAACCTTGAACTGTTAGAGTTTTACAACAAACCAAGCTACGAACTGCATCAATACGTGGTTGGCGTTGGTTTCGGTTCACCTCTCATGGCCTTGACGGGTTTAAACAGTATGTCTATCCACCTGTACGGCGGTTCGGGTGTAGGTAAAACTACTGCACAGATGGCGGCAATCGGTATATGGGGAAGCCCCGACGATCTGATGAACAAGCCAGAAGATACACATAACTCTCGTATGCTACGTGGCGAGGTGATGCACAACATACCCTTAGTGTCGGATGAGATGACTAACGTAACAGGTGAGCAGATGTCTGACTACGTTTATCAGGTGTCTGGTGGTCGGCAGAAAAACCGTATGTCTATGAACGGCAACACGGAACGGGCGCGGGGTAAACCTTGGCAACTGCTCGCGTTAAGCTCAGGCAACACGAGTGCATGGGAAGTACTGGGTCGTCACAAAGCATCGCCGAAAGCAGAGATGTATCGGATGTTTGAGATACGTGTTAAAAAGATGGACTTCGTTAAGGGGGACAACACTGCTACAGCCTCTCTCATAAACGACTTCAAGAACAATTACGGGCATATAGGTACAGAGTATATTCAATGGGTTATAAACAACAAAGAAGAAGTACGCCGTATTGTTGAGTCTGTGCGTACACGTCTGGACAAAGCGGCGGGACTTAGCACGGAGCATCGGTTCTGGTCTAACGGTAACGCGGTTATTATCGCAGGGCTTATAATCGCTAACAAGTTGGGTCTTGTTAATTACGATGTCGGTGCTGTGTATAAGTGGGTTGTAGGCGAATTGCTTTCTCGTAACAGCTACGTTAGCGATACAGGTTCATCTGTTACTCAAACGCTTAACAACTACTTGTCAGAAAACTTTAACAACTTGCTCAAGATCGAAAGCACTGAAGACCTTCGTGGTAGAAACGAGAATGGTCTAGATCAACTTGTACCTGTCGGGGCATCGCCTAAAGGCCATTTGGTTGCACGTTACGAGCCTGATACGAAGCTATTGTTCCTACGGTTGAAGCCATTCCGAGAGTGGTGCATCGACCAACAGATAAACTACCAAGGTATTGTAGACGACTTAAAGAAAAAGTTAGGTGCAAAACGAACAAAGAAACGACTTACTAAAGGCACTGACTTTAACCTACCGCCGGATTGGGTGTTAGAGATGGAGTTTGCAGAGATGGAGCAGGATAGTGATGGATCAGAAAGTATTGAAGGTTGACGACCTAAACCCAGATGGGTTACGGATCACTGTTGACTGGGAGGACATGAGTGTGGGGGCATCCATATTCGTGCCTTGTGTCAACACTGAGAAGGGTAAAGAGCAACTAAATAAGGTCGCAAAACGTAAAGAATGGAAGTTTGATACGCAAACCTGCATAGAAAACGGTAAATTAGGTTTACGTACGTGGCGTACTGTGTAACAATACTGGTACGACGTTCGCCTGTGAATGTTGTTCTCAACCTGAATACTTGCCCCTGCTTCGGCGGGGGCTTTTTTATTCGTACTCTTCGAAGCTCTTACGCATGGCGTCTGTGTACACGATACCGTTGACCATCTTACCGGTTGTTGTGAGGAACCCACTGAGAGACTTCTTCAACGCTTTGCCATCAATCGCATCTTCCTTATACTCTGCGGGTAAGGATTGGTTGAACTCTCGTATATCTTCTCGTATCTTACGAACCGCTTCTCTATCGCCTTGAGTTTTAGCCATGTTGTGCCGACGTAATAGCTTACGGCGTCTTTCATCTACAGCGTTTTGTCTACGTCGCTCACTGCTGTTGATCTTTAAATTTTCTACATAGTCTGCAGGTGCGAAGCCTAACAACTGCATAAACGAGTTGTATGGGTTTATATCATCTACGATTGGGTTGCCCCGCATCGTGTTTGCTCCCTCAGTAGAAAATCTTTGGAACTTACTCAAGTTACGCATAGCGGCAGGTGCCATAGCCTCAAGCCCACGTTGAACTTCACCTTCTTGTAAAAGATCATACCCTCGCTCAACGCTCAAACCTACACCAACAACAGGTCCGCCTAGCTGTTCTATAAGTGTGTAGAACCTACTCTGGTCTTTGTCGATAAACGGCTGGCGATACAATAGGCTGTTCATAGACACACGACTAGCAATATCCACGCCTAGTAGTTCGTTGGCTAACCCATCATATAACGTGCCGGGCACCATCTTACGCATCATAGCTTCGAAGTCATCTTCGTCATCATCAGCAAACATATCGTAGATTGCGCCCACTGCGCCCATCAAAGGTAGCCCAGCAACACCGGCCAATGATCCAGTAGTGACCATAAAGTAAGCAAGTTGACTCCGTGCAATCTTACGGGTTTCTGGGTCTGCTCCGGCTAGTGCTTGGTCTACTAAGTGCGCCATAAAGTAATATCGAGATACCGCAAACCGTTTAAACAAGAAGGCTACGTTACCCACGGGCGTCTGCGCCCACACCGGACGACCTGCGGAAGCCGTAGAACCTAGTGTTAACTCGGTAGCTTCCATAGCTTTCTGCGCCGCCGCATCATAATCGGCTTGGGTTGCTGGCTTTTTACCGTTATCAGTACGCTTGTTTAACTCTAAGTCATATGTAGCCATTAACGATATTTGGCGTCCAAAGCGTTCACCGTGATGTACAAGGAACCCACTTACTTGATTCATCTTAGCTAAAACATCTTTACGGTTAGTTAAGTCCACATGCTCTTGATCTATACTTTGGTTAAACATACCTCTAGCACCGGCTTTCTCAACCAATGTTTTATACCTTAGAATATCTTCAGGTGTGTTCGGATCGTCGAAGTTGTAGTTATCAAACCCTTTGTTATGCTTACCAAGCTGTACTTCTCGTACCTCTGGTTTGCCATCTGCACCCATAACAGTAATCATCTTTGTAGATGGAGACCCCATGAACAACTTTGTTGCTCGAGATATAGCTGATGTAGCTTTCCCCCCACCATACTGTCCAGATAGATAAGGATGTACCGCCATAGGAATATCAAACATTATGTTAAAGGCAGATGATATGTTAGCCCCCATCGTCCAGCCGAAACCCATAGAAGTAGCGATTTGTGACCACCGTGCCATTGATGGGGCTTGCGCAAACTCTGCAACTTTATCCAGTTTCTCCGCTATATCCCTAGTATCGAGCTGTTTTAGGTAGTCGCCAGATTTAAGTTTGTTTCGAAAAGCCTGTATTTTTGCGCCATATTCCAACTGCACAAGCTGTTTTTCAATACTTCGAAAGTTGTCACGGAATCTTTCTGCAGGGTCAACTTCCATTCCCGGCATACCAGACGGAGTAACATCACCCAATGCACCTAGAATACCACGTTTACCTTCACTACGCTCTTTACGACTACGGAACGATTGCATAAATGATCGTTCTGGTATTGCATCTAAGGACAGGTCAATAATTCTATCTATAGCTTGTGGGTCTACTCCCGCCACCTGTAAAGTTTGCAACACTTCAAACACAAATGAGGAGCTTGGAGCTTTACTGTAGTCCCTCTGTGCGTCACGTTTACCAACTTCAATATTGCTGACCTCATCGTCACGTCCAATACTTCGTAAGTATTTAGCGACGTTTTCCTGTGCCTGCAGCATATCTTTTTCAGATGTGTAGTATTCAGTAAACACCTCTATACCGCCATTCCTAAGAGGGTCAGGGGCGTTGTATGATAGTCTGAAATCCCCATCACGGCTTAGTTTAAAGTAGGGGCGGATGACACCACCTTGAGCGTGTAGTAGGTCGGATAGTTTTTCAAACGCAGTTTTCTGAGCATCTGCGTCTATACCTAAAGAAGATATACGGGCTTTAATGGCAGGCATAATACGGTCCTGCGCGGCTTCGCCCATGTCACGAGTAATTTTATACAGGTCTTGCCCTTGTTTACCGAGTAGTTTGTACTCTTTATTTAAAGTATCCCATATTTCGCCTTTTTCGTCAGATGGTTCCCCTGCTTTCTTAGCTTTTGACCTCGGCATGTCTTGACCACCGAACTTTTGTTCTAAGTCGTCATTTAATTTTTTAATCTCTGCGTTTCGATCTTTGACATTGCTAAAGTCCTGCATAACCGTTCTTTCGGTTTTCATGTCGTAGTACGATAACCAATACTTATCATAGGTGCTTCGCGGACGGGCAGGATCGACTTCGTCTTGCGTAGCACGGTTCATCAGTGCCTGCATCCTGTTGTACCCTTCAGGGTTTGCTTTGCGGTAGGCTCTGTAATCGTTATATAGCACATCCACAGGCTCAAAGGATTTACGCAGTGCACCTGATGTTTGATCGATTAAGACGTTTAACTCATCAGCGAAAGGTATTCTATCTTTAGCTAACCGTGCCAAGTTGTTTACAGGCTGTACTGCGAGCACCCACTGTTTTAATTTACGAGGAGTGTTTTCGCTAACAAAGTCTCTTGCCTGTTCGTAACGACTTTTGTCCTCCAGCGGTACTGCTGTAACGTGTTTGCGTAACAACTCGGTTGCACCTTTTGCAGTGCGTCCCAGCAACAACATGTCAGGTACTGCTCGTGTGTCCGGTGCGGGAGCAATCAGACCCGTAACTAAACGGTCTATATCGTCGAGCGGTGATTCCGGAGGTTTCGGCTTAAACCCTAGCGCCTTGCGGAAAGCGCGCATGACTGCACTTGCGAACTTCTTCCAGCCCGCCATTTTACCGCCGTCCACACTCATAAGAGCTAGAGCTCTTTGGAACTCAGGGTTACCGAATGCTTCTGCAACAAACTCGTCTAAGTTTTTCGTACCGTATACATCACCAAGTTGCGCTCTTGCCTCTTTAAGGAGCGCTTGCAACTGCTTAACTTCTGGTAAATTAGGGTTAGCTAAAGATGCTGAAGTAACCGCGTGAGCCATCTCGTGTAGAACAGTATGCACGTTCATACCATTGTTAGCGTCTATAAATACTGTGTTCGTTGCGGGACGGAACATACCAGCCGCTTTGCGCCCTACCATTGTAGATAGATCGTCAACTACTTGCACTTGTGTAGTACCAATAGTTTCGGCCAACTTACCTGCAATCTGACGAACACGCTCTACTGGGTTTGTAGCGGCTATCGCATTAAGAGCAAACTGTAAGTCACCTCTTTGCAGTGCGTTCTGTATACTAGGTAGTAATGCCTGATCTAAACCATGCACAGGATCAGTGAGTAAGAAGCCCAAATCTCGTGAGTGTGCATAGCCGTCATACAGACCCATAATTTCCTCGCCTGATATAACTGATTTAGCTTCAGGGTCGTACACTATCCTTGTAGTTTGCGGTAGGACAGTAGATACTTTATTGTTTTCTCTAAGCTGAAGCCCCGTGCCGATAAGATATGATTCAAACGCAGTGCGACCTCTAACCGGTGTAGTTACGCGGAATAATTCCTCGCCTGACTTCAATGTCGTTGTTTTAACGTCACTAGCCATAGAACTGTCTAGTGCAAGAGTTTTGTTTATCCGTTCGTTTGCAACTTTTAAACGCTCCGCCGCCGCTATTTCTTTTGCATCTTTGCTTTGCTGTTTTTTAAATGTCCTATCTATACTTTTCTGTATTGATTTAGCGGCATTGACCACGCCTATGTAGGCATCAGATGGATTAAACTTAGAAGTATCACGGTTAGCCATACGGCGGGCGCGTATCATCTCTTGTATAGCACTGTCAGACATGTTTTCGTGAACCCAACGACGTGCGTTCATAGCCGCAGGTTGTGTCATACCGTTGTAAAAAGCAAACTGTGCAGGAGTATAGTCTTTCTTAATAGTTTGCGTAGCCCCGATAGCCGCTTGCGAACCGATTTCAGCTAAAGCATCAACAGGTCTACGGAATCGTTTGAAGAATAACTTAGCTTTTTCAGCTGGTTTGTTTCCTTTAAGAGCGGCGTCCGATGTAGTGAGAAGTTCAATAATACCTTCTTTATCAACTGCAGTAGTAACTTCAGGGGCAGCTTGTGCGTCTATCTGCGTATCGTGGTACTCTTGTAGTCCTTCTGAACGACGCCCGTCTTCGAATAAGGCATCGAGTTTAGCCTGAGCTTCTTGATTGCGAGTATTTTCAGTAGCTTCTAGTTGTTCTTGCGGTACTGTTTCCCCTTGAATTTCCTTGGGAGGTGTCGGTGCAAGTGATGTACCTTGTTCACTTAGTACAGGCATAACGGGGCGCGGGCTATCTGCATCAACACCTTCTACTACTTGCTCGTCAACTTGCTCCGTAAGGGCTTCGACAGCTTGTGGGTCAACATCTTCGGCTTTTGGGATTGTCGTAGGTGTTACATTATCTACGTTTATAATTACTTCGTTTTCCCCGATCGGCCCTCGTGCCGTTATATCTGGCGACCCTAGTATGTCTGCCTTCTTAACTTTGAAGGCTTGTAAATCACCTTCACCGTCTACCCAAGGTAGTTGAGTAGAAAAAGTTTTGCCAAATTCAGGGTTTGTTGTAAAAGACTTAACTTCTCCTTTTGGAGTTGTACCTATCCGATATACAGTCATTTCTTCCGGTTGATCTTTTAAAAATTCCTGTGTTTTATCGTATATACCTTTACGAACGTCGGCTAACTCTACTTTATTAGCAGTTTCGTAATTGTATTCTTTACCCTCAGCCTCCTTAATAGCCTCTGCTATAGTCTGAGCGGCGTACTCATCGTCTGAGTTAAGTGCATACCTAATCCTGTCAAAAGAATCCGTACTAACTGATAAAAATTTATCTAGTGTATTGGGCTCTGATCCCGCTGGTCCTCCAGACTCAGGAGCATCTGCACTATTTGCTCCCAGTGCATCGGTGTAAGATGCTGTAGATTCTCCGGAATCTCCACGTTCACTTGGTCCATCTCCGCCATCTCCCACGCGGTCTCCACTACCCGGAACGCTTGTTCCAGCTCTTTCGTCTCTAGGTTTAGGTTGTGGCACTTCTCCATTAATTAGAGCCTCTATTCTAGCTTCTAGGTCGGGTACTTTATTACGGATTATCGAATTTTTTGCGTAGTTCTGCAAGAGTGCTTGTACATCTTTGTCATTAATATCTTCACCAATTATTTTTTGACGTATTGATGCTTGAGGAAATACACCTGCATTATCAAGCATTTCTTTAGTGACGGGTGTCACTGTAGGAGTAGGCACTGCGCTTCTACCTTCGCCAAACGCACCAAGTGTAGCTCGTGTACCACCACCGATTAGACCACCTGCAATAGCGGCTTCACGATACTCTGCAATGGCATCGTCGCTATCAATAGGTAGCCCAGCTTGTGCACGTTCTAGCATTTGTTGCCCGACTTCGGTCAAACTTTCAGTACCAGCACCGCCTGTAGCACGAGAACCTGTACGTGTGAGTACGCCTTTCCAGCCTTCTTTAGTAGAACCAACCGGTTTTAGTAGTTTAAACCCACCTAGTAATAACTTGTCTGCAACACCTTCAAGTGCCGCTTGGCCGAAAGTAGCGGTCAGCGCATCGCCTACATCGACTCTATCTTTTTTACCCGCGGCTACTTCGTCTTCTTGACGTTGAATATTGTTACCAAACAGAATCGGCGCGGTTACAAGACCAGCAGCTGTAGCACCAACAACAAACGGTGCAGCTGCACCCAAAACAGGAGCCGCTACAGGAGCCGCTAGAGTACCTAACGCCGCCGCGCCAAGACCAAGACCTAGTTGTGTACCTTGCTCACCTACAACTTCACCTGCGTATGTCAACGCTGATCCAATACTATCAACATCGCTAGACTGCAATCGTTTAGGCTGTTCAAGAGATAAGCGTCCAAGCTGTTGACCAGCACGTTCTTCTACACCAGTGCCATACTTCTCAAGAAATCCAAGCCCAGTCTGCTCTCCGATAGTGCCGATAGTCTCACCAACAGCTTGCTTAACTTGTTGGAAACCGCGAGCACCACCACGACCTAACGCAGTGCCGTCATCCACGTATAACTCTTCACCGTACCTATCTTCGTATGCTTTAAGGTCTTCTTCCCTATCGCGCTGAAGAATCTGCGCTATTTTAGCAAACTCTGCATCTGAAGGATTTTCTCCGGATATAGTAAAGTCGTAACCTTTACCCGTTTGGGAGTCTACGTATTGGAAAATACCCATTTATTTAGCCTATTTAGTTAAATCGTATGCAGTGTTTTTACTACCTGTAGTGTTAATGTTAATTCCAGCACTGCGGTATGCCTGATCTATAGCCCGTTCTAATTCAGCTATTTGTCTGTTTATTCTTTCACGAGCTACTCTATCAGGGTCGCTCATACCCCCACCTTTATAGAAAGGTAGTTTTTCGGGGTCTTTAAGCATCTCGCGTTCTTCTAATAGGTTATCTACTCGTTTCTGTAGGTTTGTAACGTATGCCCCAGCAATAGGTTTACTCTTACCTGCTTTTGCTTTGGCTAGATCAATGGACGTTAAATCTTTATATGCAGATAGACCAGCTTGCCCTGCTTTACCGAAATCACCTGTACTCATTAACGTAAGACCAGCTTGCGCTAGAGATAGCCATTGGTTTTGGTTTAACTTAGATGCAGTGGACTTAAATGACTTGTCATCACCCTTACTATCTTTTTCTTCTTTAAGCAGAGTCGTAAGCCCTTGATTCTGCTGCATCTTTTTTTCTTCTATAGAATTAGCTTCTTTTGCCAGCTCTATGTCTCGCTGTCTTTTTTCTTCTACGGCAATCCGTTTATTTTCATACGCTCGCCCGCCCATAAGTCGAGCAACCTCATTAGGGTATTCGTAACCTTCTCTACCGCCAAAGTATTTTTCTTCACGGGCTCTAAGAGCTCCTTCGTAACCACGTTTGTCCCGTTTATCTTTTGCGATTTTCTCCATACGTGCAACTTGTTTGTCAATCGGACGCATAATTTTAGAAGCAGAGTCAAGAAAAGGGCCGATGCCTTCAGATACATTTTCTGATATTCTTTCTACAAAGCCGGGGTTTTCTGGGTCACGGCCATACCCACCATATATAGAAGTAGCATTAGGGTCTAAGATTTGACCTAAGCCCATACCTCCTTGCACCTGCTGTCCGGGGTATGCTTTAGGAACAAAATTTGGAAAAGTAAGCGGCCCAGTCTTAACAGCATCGGGGTTATAGTCTGGTTGTTGAGGTAACAAACCCGGAGGTTGTGCATTTATACCCTGCGGGACTCCGTCTAGCTTAGTAGTTTCAATAACGCCCGGGCTATAGTCTGGTTGTAACTGCCCAGAGAACTTCATACCATAAGCACTTAAAGTCGTACCATTAGAATCTGCTGGGTTATATTCGCCGCCGGACTCTATAAACTGACGCATACCACTTTTGCCGCCCAAATGAGCCATAGCCATGATGCTGTCGTCATTAATTAGCACCCCATTGATTGTTTGTCCCTTGTACTCATTTAAGCCCGTGTCATCCGCATAGTCCGAAATATCTTTCTGGTGCCATTGCACAACTTCTTCTTGTAATGCTGGACTATCTTTAAACTGCTCCATAGTAAAATCTTTACCTGTCGCGTCACGAAAGTCTGTAAGCCTAGCATCCCCAAACTGATACTTCCCAACATAACCCTCACTGTTCTGTGCGTTATATCCACCAAGTCCTTGGCTCTCGCTTTCTCCAAGGTTTGTTAACATGTTAGACGATAAAGACGCTGCAATACGAGCGAGTTCTTCTGGGTTGTCTTTGTACTGTTCGTATAGGGCTGGGTTACTTACTTTTAACCTTGCAATAGCATTCATATCGTCACCTGACACAAACCCGCCGGGAGCTAGGCGCATAATGCCACCATCGGCCATACGTTGAGGTTGGTTAGGCTGTCCGGGTAGTTTCGATGCTTGTACGCTTGGCACACCTGTATTCTGTGTCATGTCTGTTTTAGGAGCCATAGACTGTGCAACTTGTGCAATGCCTTGTTGTGGTACGCCCGCCGCAGATACAGCTTCTTGAGCAACGGTAGGCTGCATTAGCCCTTCTTGTCGCTGTGCATCTGACCGCATACGCTTTCGACGCTCAATCTCACTCAACACCATGAACTGAGGCGCAGAACCCGTAGGCATCTGCATTTCTCTTATCAGTTGAGCTTCAGAAAAGTTCTTTAGCTTATCTTGGGTGTCGATCATATTGAGCATTATGCGAAAGCCTTATATAGTGATAGTCCAGATAGTCCCGCACCAAGTGCTTGTTGGAACGCGCCGGGTTGTTGTCTAGGAGCCGTTGTAGTGCTTGTCCCTGTCCCTGTTGCAGCGATAGGCATGCCTGTTAAAATACCAGTCATGTTACCAAT